AGAATTATGGGTATATACTCCATTAACGTTTTTTAAGGCTCGTGGCGTAACATCCCATATATCCTGATGGTAGGTAAGGTCTATGCCGTATTTTTGCCCCCAATGCTTTAATAATGCCTCTACGGCTTCAATCTGTGCATCGGTATAGTTATGGAAATACTTATATCCTTTAAATGGTTTATCCAATGTGCAAACCTCATCGGCTGGAACTTCCTTGTTAACGTAATTATAGAATTTATCACCCTTTTTTGTTAACTGCCCCCAACAACAAATCTCAATACCTATGGATGATTTATCCAATGGGATGAATGTACAACCATTTTTGCGGAATACATCATTGGTTAAACCAAGGTGATATCCCCAGTATTGTGAACCAAACCCCTGTATAATTTCACCCTTGGAATTAATCACAACACAGGTTGCAATTTTCTTACCCTGTGATTCCCACCAACCAAATACAGATTGGGCATTGTCATTACCTGCGGTATGGTGTAGATATACTTGTGATTTATTCTTGACTTCGTGGTAATACCCACGGAATGTAATTTGTTTAGTTTTCATTCTCTTTTTCTATTGTAAAGAAATTAGATAGGAACTTACCAACGCCACCAACAATGGCACAACCAATCATTACGGAAGGTTCGGACATATTAAACCCTGCAACCATTATAGATGCAGCGGCTAATGAATCGCCAAATATGCGTATTCTTTTAGGTGTTGGCGAAAAATAGGGTTTGAATTTCACCCTTGACCTCGATTTGCTTTCCACGATTTATGTTTATTAATGTGTTTGGTGTGCCGTCCAAGTTTTCTCTTTGGCTTTTTACGAAATAGTGTTACTGATGCCTTAACCTTTGCCATCTAATGACTTGATTTTTTTGTGCCAATATATTATCGCAAACAATCCCGAAACTATGCCTACAATAGCCAACACGAATGCGGCTACGGGTTGCCATTGTTGCGAGAAATGTATAATTGTAGCACTCCCACTAACTGCGGTTGCTATCGTTGCCGTGGTGTCGTTATCAATGTGTTTCATAAGGAAATGGTGGTTGTATTACTTCAAATTCTGTGGGCTGCCCTAATATTGGAATTAATGATTCGTCAAAAACTATGTACCAAAACTGCGGTTCGTTCAATTCTGCAAACTGATAATCCACCCAATTTTGAGTTACATCGTCGGGGCTTACGGGAATGCCATAATAATTATCTATGCTCTCACGGGCTGCGATTGCTTCGGTTTCGGTAGGGTAGATATATCCATTAATAGATGCCATAGTAGGTGTTTATATTTGTTGAAATGCCCGTAGTATTAGAATTTTGATTTGATGTCCAAGCAATACATTCTTGAATGTCACTTAACGCATATTCTGTAAGTACTCCATTAAAATTAGAAACACCTACATAAACCAACCCAGTTGACTGCGCATTTAATGTTATATTAGCACTCTGAACAGAAGTATTATTTTTGTATAAGTACCCAGTTGTTCCATCATAATTAAATTGTGCTAATTTCTGTGAGGTATTAGGTGTTGTTAATCCATTCCCTAAATCTTGAGCAAATCCTGCAAAGTATGGGTCACCAGTAACTGATTGTGTCCTTGATTGTATTGCAGTATATCCGCCATTGCTCCCGTTAAATGTTTGTCCGAATATTGTATAAATAAAACTTCCTGTTGAATTGTTCGGTTTATAAACACTTAATATTGTTCTTGAACCTGCCCCAGAAAATAAAGCAGAATTATATAATAAATTATCATTTGAGCCATCAAATCTTAATGTGGGTTTACTATTTGCCGTTAACACACTACCACTACTTACAATTTGCGGCTGATTCGCTGCGGTTGTTTGTGTAGCATTTCTTGCGTTACCTGATTGGTCATACCAAGTTGTAATAAATCCATTCCCACTTCCGCAGAATGAAGTTAATGCGGTTGTGTCTAATCCACCTAATGCAGTAAATCCAATATCTTGCTCGGTGTTATCGCTTGACCTACGAACACGAATTGCACTTCCACTATATGCACTGCGTAATTTACGCAGTGAATAGGCAGCCGCTGCCGATGGGTATAAATCTAATAACCCAACATAAGATTGAATCTGCGAAGCTACTATCCCGTGTGTTGCTATTATCATGACGCAATATCTCCGAATAAATACGCTTCCGTAGCCGATATGAATACCAACGTAGCACCGCTATATTGAGCGGACAACTTTAATTTAGCCCCATTACTGCGAATTGTCATTCCTGAACCTGCGACAATGGTTGTTTGCCCTGCTCCGTATTGTGCCAATAAAATCTGTGTCCCTGCTGTAAATACCGATGCAGGTACGGTCAAGTTATTAGCACTTGCTACATTCATTTCCACCAACTTATCCGCATCAGATGCAACCAATGTGTAGGATGCAGTCTGTCTGTTAGCGGTAATTAGTTTATTTGTTTTGGTGTCGATTTGCGTTTGGATTGCACTCGTAACGCCATCGAGATACCCGAACTCCGTATTTGATACAGAACCCGAACCAATTGCAGTTGCATCAATTCCACTCGCAGGGGCTACGGATATATTACCCGTCCCTAACAATGATGTAGAGTTAATTGTCTTAATATTGGTACCGCTTACAAGTGTGTCCTGTTTGCTCGTAGCCAATCCGCTATATAAACTATTTACTGCATTATCACCCGTATTCGTTCCGCTTGTATTTCCAATAACTACTAATTGAGCATCGGTTACATATCGCTTATTTGAACTATCGGCAATATCCGCAGTGGTTGCGTCTGCTCCTGCGGTTACTAAACCCTTAGAATCGTAAGTTATTTTAGTTTTTGTTGCTCCTGTAATCGCTGCGTTTTCGTCTACCTTAGAATCTAATTGCGTTTGAATCGCACTCGTTACCCCATCCAAATAACCAAATTCAGTATTACTCACCGTACCTGCACCAATCTTAGCGGCATCAATGCCCGTGGCTATTTTTGCATCGCTTACAACTCCATTATCAATTGTCCAAGTTGCACCGCTATTGCTTACGGTTATATCTCCCTTATCTCCATCAGGAATTGAACCACCTCCACTATATTGTGGGATGTTCAATGTATCACCTACCAACGTAGCCGCACCACTTGAACCCGTTGTGGTTAATGTCAATGTACCTTGTTTTGCATTTAATTGGTTTTGGATTGCGGAGGTAACGCCATTTAAATACCCATATTCGGTATTGTCCACAGTACCTGCACCAATATCCGATGCCGCCAATGTAACTGCACCCGTTTTACCTGCTACCGATTGTACGGGAGCTTGTGCCTTTAATTGTGCAATGGTAATTTTTTTGGTAGTATCATCCGTTAAATCCACTATGGGTAGTGGGTCGGAATTATCAATTGTGGTTATCGCAGTTAGTTGCGTTATTTTCTGATCGGGCATAATGTTTATGGTGTTACTTGTACTCCTGTTACTGAACCAACCCCTTGGGCTTGTAATGAACCATCACAACACTTGCGTGAATACTTGCCATTCTTACATAGACAAGCTCTATTCCCCCCAGGCTTTGGGGAGCTTCGTGATGGTGTTACCCAAGTTTTGGTCATACTTTTAAAACGATTTTTTTATTGAATGTTCTATTTGAATAATCTATACAATCCGAATGCACATAATATCACTCCCACCCAAAAAAACACACTATGTGCCGTAGTCCACGCCTGTTTCTTTGCATCCATAACAACTTTTGGTGGTAGGGTAATGGTTTGTGTTATTCTTATGGTGTCGGGGTTTTGCCTTACCCATACTTTGATTTTATTGTAATGGCGTACAATCTTAACCCTAACAGAACCCGTGTCAATGGTGATAGTGTCAATTTCCTTGGTCGTAAACGTATCATAAAAATAAATTGAATCGTGTACAATGAATGTATCTATCTTCACTTTTTGTTCGCAAAGGCTTGGTTGCTTTTTACACGCTTGTTTTAAATGGTATTCTGCCCCACACGCTTGAAATAAGACCATTACAGCGATTATCTTTATCGTTTTGGCAAATAGTTCGCACTTGATACTTTGATTGCCTTTAATCGCCTCCATGTACGTTTTCAACTTTTCAACCTTGGCGGGTTTGGGTTGATACGTTTTTTTTACATTAGATTCCATCCAGTGTAGTTTGTTGGGTATGATGTTGGATATTGCCCGTTGTTTTGGTTTGCCGTGTACTCGGGGAATAATTGGGGATAATAGGATAAATAATCTACCAATCTTCTTCGGTATGTATCGGCAGTGGCTCGGGTACGTTCCACCAATGTATTGATTTCATTCTCGGATGGCAATTGTGTACCCTCTGGCGAATTACGCACGATTCCCGCATTGCTTACCTCATACCCATGGAATAACAATAAATCTGCCATGGAATAATGAATAAGCATGGGTTGCACGTATTCACTTACCAATGTTAAATAATTACCCGCCAAAACTCCATCTTGAACATCGGTTAGGATTTTACGATAAAGAACCGTACCCAATAATTGTTGCACCTCAATATCTTGTGCCACCTTTATGAATGGGGTTATTTTATCAATATCAAAATTACCACTCAATTGGGTGTACTTAAATAAGTCATCCTTGGTAATCAATAAAACGTCATCGTTTGCGTACATGGCTATTATTTATTTTTTAAACTTCCTCTATTTGGTAAATCATTTGTTTTAACGGATGCAACATCCCAATTCGGTGGGGCAAATGGCACTCCCGCTCTATCTGCACTCTGTGAAGATACTCGGTCATAATTATCCACTATATCCCTCATGTTCTGTTCTTTTTCTTCACTTGTCAATGGTATGATTTTACCATTTATCTTTTTTCTTCGGTATGTCAATCTGAACCATTGGTGTTTACAATACACCCCACCCTTATATTTCCAAATTGAGTAACTTGATTTTCCCGATGGTGCAAATTGTCCATTAATACCAGCATCACCCATTACATCAATATCTTCCCTGCGATAGGTTACACCAAGCTTGGCATTGGCAACCATATCTTTACAAAATATGCGGCTATTCTCTTGAACACGGAATGGTGCGTATCGGTATCTAATTAAATAAATACCCTTATCATCCTTGCTTTTCTCATCAGGGTTGGCAAATCGTTTAAAAAATTCGTGCCGTGATAGGTGTTGTTCGTTGTCGGGATCATCCACAGGATATTCATCAATTAACTCCCAAACCGATTCATCAATCACTTGACCTTTGTCTTTTAGGTATTCAATCCATTCTTGTTCGGCTTCTTGTGTAAATTCAGGTCTATCAACACTCAATTTAGCATTATTAGAGGCACTTTCGGGATAGTCGGTATATGATTCTGCCAATTGTACAGAACCCTCCCAATAATTGTAACATATTGCAGCCGCTTGGTCTTGTTCTTTACCCTCGCCAACTACCACTCCAATACAACGGGAAATAAAATCATCTTCCGATTCCCCTGCATTGGGTTTTACAAAATCATACTTTTTTTTTTGGGAACTAAATCCCATTTCTTGTTCCTTAACTTCCTCGGTAACTTCCTTGCCCGATAGGTCGGTAAATTCCAAAGGTTGCAACGTTTTAAAGTACATTTCCAACGATATTCCATTGGCGTTTAATACTTTCTCTACACCCTCAATAATTAATCGTTGAAATGGTCTTATAACGATGTTATCGAATAGTATAGATGCACTACGCAACTCATCGGCATTATTCCCTAATCCTGTATTGTCTTTAATCCCCAACAACATTGGTGATACAATGCGGTGAGCTAACATTATCTTTTGGGTGGATTCCCTTGATAGGAATTCGTACTGATTATGAGCATCGGATAATTGTACTGGTGTTATTTCGGTTGCCGTTTCCTTGGAATCGTTAAATGATATAATTGCTCTACCTGCATTGGAAGAACCACTCCATTTGGCGTTAAT